AGCCTCGAAGGATTTATCTTTACAAGTTTTTCTTTGACGATGACCAGAAACTGCAATCATCCTGGTCTTATTGGGAAGTAGCAGCAAACAAAAGCTTATTAGGCGGTAGTGTTCTCGACAGCGATTTATATACAGTTGTTGAATATTCAGATGGAGTGTATTTAGAAAAGACACAGCTAAGACCAGAGACAGTAGATAGTGGTACAGAGTTTGAGATACTGCTAGATAGAAAGACTACAGAGGCTGCTTGCTCTACATCTCTAATTAACTCAGGTGCATTAGGAGTTCAGACTGTTATTACATTGCCTTACCCTATGGCTAATACAGGAACAATGGCAGTAGTTGGTAGGTTTGATTCAAGTAATACTATTGCTCACGGCCAAGTTATAAAAGCTACAGCTGAAACTCTTACAGGTGGAGCTAGTGGTAATGGAACTATGACTGTGCCTGGAGATTTGAGTAGTGCAAAGTTTTTTGTAGGAGAAATATATAGTATGACTTACCAGTTCTCTACACCATATTTAAAAGAAACACCTCCAGGAGGAGGATTAGCTGTGCTTGCTGGCCCAAGATTACAGTTGCGTACCTGGAGTATTATCTTTGACGAGACTTCTAATTTTAGCGTAAAGATTACGCCATCACAAAGAGATGAACAGACTTATCCTTTTAATGGTTACAAGATAGGTAGTGGTCAATTCCCTGTAGGCACACCTTCTTTAGCTACAGGTAAGTTTAGAGTTCCTGTAATGGCACAAAACATTGAAGCAAAAATTGTACTCTTTAGCGATTCTCCGCTACCCTGTAGGGTACAGTCAGCTGAATGGGAAGGATGGTATCAGGAACGAGCGTCAAGATTATAAAGGCGTATCAAAGGCCAGCTAATATAGACGATGTTTCCTATGTAGGAACACACATGAGGAAGGAAGATATAGAGGAATGTTTTGCACATTCTGGAGCATCACCCATACAGTCTTTATTTGAGTGCTTCTTTACGAGTAACCCTTGTATGACTATGATTAGTAGACATGGTAAACCTATGGGAATGTGGGGAATAACAAAGCAACCTAACAATTCTGGACAAGTTTGGATGCTAGGTTGTAAAAATATGCTTGAAGATACTAGAGACAAACGTGAGTTTTTAAGGCAATCTAGGATAGAATTAAAAAAATTACACAAAGAGTTTCCTGTTTTGTTTAATTACATTGATGCACGAAACACAGTACATCTTCGATGGTTAAAGTTTATGGGGTTTACCATAATAAAAAAACATGAAATATTTGGGTACGAAGGTCGACCATTCTACGAATTTGTAAAGATTTAATTATGTGTACCGCTGTTGCTATTGGTATCTTTAGTGGAATTATGAGCATAGGTCAAGCTATTGCTCAAAACGCTGCACAGAACAGAGCGATAGAAGCAGCTAATTTATCTGACCAGTTTCAATATGAGTACAATACTCTCTCTGCTCAGAACCAAAGAAACTTTGAAGCTAACCAAGAGACATTAAGAAACGAACAGATGTTTCAGAATGAAGAGCTAGCGTTAATAGCAGAAGCAAATAAAATGAACCAGGCTAATCAACAGATAAGACAGATGCAACAGAAGTCAGCACAAGAAACAAGAGAAGCGCAGTTAGAAGCTAAAGAACAGAAAGGTACGATACTGGCGACAGGTAGAGCAGGAGCTAATGTTGCTAACTTACTTGCAGATGTAAACAGAGAGCTAGGAAAATACGATTACTATAGTGACACTAACTTAGCCTTTGCTACAGCTGGTAAGCAGACAGAGAAAGTAGGATTCATAACTGAACGAGCTAGTAGAATTGCAAGCATATCTCCATACTTAAAGAAAACTATTCTCGATCCTATGAAACCTGTACCTAGACCTAAAGTAAGTTTAAGTCCATTCTCTATCGGTGCTGGCATTATGAGTGGTGTAAATGCTGGTGTCAATTACAAAATCGCTACTAGCTAATGGCAATTTCTCTAGGCAAATCATCAGGCGATAGCAGCCGTAAAACTTCAAGAAGATTACTAAGTCAATATGGTGTTGACTCGACTATTACTACTAAGGGTCTTACTCCTCCAGGAATAAAAGTATCTGCTCCTATTGTTGATACTTACCAGCAAGTAGAAAGGATGAATGTACCTAGTTTGCAGCTAGGAAAGTTCTTTGACAGCAGCATAGGTATGGATAATTCTAGGGATATACAAAACTTAGCTGACTCGCTTGGACAATTCAACACTCAACTGGTAGCTACAGCTGGTACTTTAGCTAAAAGAACAAAACAAATAGATACAAAAGCAAAGGATTACAGCAAAAGCCTTGCGTTACAAAACTTTGGTAGTAAAAAATCTCCTGTAGAAATACTGCAAGATACCAGGCAAGACTTGCAAAAGATAGTTGAAGATACAAGCTCAACTATTGAACAAAAGAAAGCAGCTGATAAAAGCCTTGATTATATAGATGCAAGAAACAGCTTACTTATACCTCACCTACAGTCGCAAAATAGAATTATAAATATAAAGACTAACGCAGCAAGTTTGTCTAGTAAGGCAGCAGGAGCAATAGTAATAGCAGCAGATGGTACTGAAATACCTTTAAACAGTCTTAGGCCAGATAGCGAACTATATCAAAAATGGAGAAGGGATACTGTTTATGGGAGTAGCGATGGAAGTGTAATACCTTTAACTGAATTAGAGTCGAAAGAAGTATCTCCTACTGTCTTAGCTGCTTATGCTAACGACATAAACAGGCAAGAAAAAGCGGTTATTCAATACAACAAAGATAAGTATGAAGAAGAATCCTTAATACAAGTTAATGGATTAGCAGGGATGCACCTTATAGGTAACAGCGAAGACGAAGTAGTTAAAGAATTAAATGCCATACTCGATGATTCTAGATTTATGCAGCTATATAGAACAAAAGAAGAAAGAGATAAGTTTATAGAAAAGATTGTTACTCAATGGAAAGACGCTTTATTTATTAATGGTCAAGAAACAGGAAACTTCTTAGAAGCAGATGAAGCATTTGATCCCTGGTTAAAATTAATGACAGGGAAGAAAGAAGATCGTATTAGATTTGATAAGGGTAATAAAGAGGTTATAGGTATTAACGAAAATCTATTATGGTACAAAGGTGCTGGAGCAGGATGGGAAGCTAATACTAAATACAAATACAACCAGGAATTAGTTAACGCTAGAAATCAACAAAAAACAACACAGGAACAAAAAGGTAATAACTTTATAGATAAAATGTTTACAGAAGAAATATTACCTGAGTTAAAAAAGATAGATGAGTTAGCTAGTAAGACAGAAGGTGGATTTGCTTCTGAAAAAATACAAACAGAACTAACAAAAGTTAAACAAAAATTTGAAGAAAGAAAAAACGAAATAATCTCTGGTGTTCCTATAAGACATCAAGAAGGCGTTTTAACTTACGCAAATAAAAAAATAGTAACAAGTGATGGCTTATTGTTTGGGCCAGAAAGAACATTGTTAGCGACAGAACTAAACAAAGAATACTCACAAGTATTTCTTAACCCACAAAAAGCAGTTGCGTTTAGAGACAAGGTAACTAGGCTTATTGGCTCTGGTGCAATAGATGCAAATGTTGGAATGAATCTTATAAATAGAACAAACACTATTGTTAGCGAGGTAGCAAAACCTAATCAAGATTTTGCAGCTGATATTATAAAAAGTAATTTAGATAAATTTGCCAGTTCTAAAAGTAAAGGTTATTTCTTTGAGTCTGACTCTCCTGGAGGATCAGAATTTATCTTGGAAGAACAGTTAGAATTAAGTAATGCAGAGCAAAAAATGACAAATGGTGCAAATAAAATAATAGAAGAGGGATTAAAAAATAATAAAAGTTCGTCAGTTATTAACGCAGAACTAACTAAATACTTTCAAGAAACTGACTTTGGTTTAGTGAGTAAATATCAAGACAAAAATTTAGACGGAGAAACACCAAAAGCATTTGACTCAATACAAGATTTTAAAAATGTAATGATTGGCGTAGATCAAAAAGGAAAAATTGACAAAGGTGAGGCCACAAGGTTAGTGACTATGTACAAAAGCAAAGTACCTATGTTACCTAAAGAAGATTTAGACAAAATATTAAATGATTGGAACACTAATGGTATAGACGGAATAGACAAAGATATTAAAAAAATGTTTAGAGCGTTAAAAAAATATAACGGTGTAACTCCATATCAATTTTTTAATAACCAATTACATAAGCATGGTATTTCTTTGTCAGAAACAATGATAAATGACATAGATGGATTTAATAAAAAGTACTCAAAGATAAATACCAACACACCAAAACCTCCTAGC